TCATGTTTCCAAGCTGGTTGCAGCACATGGTGTATCCTTTCGAGGGCGACGGTGAACGTCGCACAGTGGCGGCAAATCTTAACGTATGGAAGGTGGAAGACGATGGCGGAAGAAGACCTCATTGACGAGGACTCACTAGCATTTCAAATAGCAGAAGGCGAGTCCGGGGAATCATATCTCCGGCATGAAGAGAAAGAGAAAGAGGAAGAGGAACAGGAACAGGAACCCGAAGTGGTTGAGCTTCCTCAGAATGTGCAGCATCTTCAGATCAAGATGGAACGCTTACGCGGAGAGATCGCTAATCTGCAAAGCCAGTTCGATAATGTGCGGGACGAGCTGGATACGCGCATTGCAGCGTTTAACTGGTTTAATGAACAATTGCAGGAAGCTTTAGGTTCGGAGTGAATGAACGCGAGTTTTTAGAAGTGGCCAATCGCATCACTACCCATGAGGCCGTTTGTGCAGAACGATGGTTAGAAATTATCAATCGGGTAAAACGGGTTGAGATGTTTATTTTAGTTACGTTAGCCACTTTAGTGGTGGGGATGGGAAGTTACCTCTTTACTCAAGTAGTAGGATAGTGAAATGCCATTGGCACGGTATCAATTTAACCCAGGCATCAACCGAGAAGGCACGGCGCTAACTGCGGAAGGCGGTTGGTACGACGGTAATCTTGTCCGTTTTCGGAAGGGTTTCCCAGAGAAGATTGGGGGTTGGGAAAAAGCAACTGCTAATTCTTATTTAGGGACCGGCAGGCTTCTGCATGGTTGGGTGACGGTTGCTGGTACCAAACTTCTTGGACTGGGTACCCGCTATAAATTGTACATACAAGAAGGTGATGTTTTTTATGATGTCACCCCTATTCGTTCGACTACTTCTGCCGGTGACATCGTTTTTGCCGCGACCGATGGGTCATCCACGATTACTGCTACCGATGCATCCCATGGTGCCTCAGAAGGGGATTTTGTTACTTTTTCAGGTGCAGCTAGTCTTGGGGGGCTGATCACCGCTGCTGTACTCAATCAGGAATATCAAATCGCCACGGTGCCTACGGCAAACACTTATACTTTTGCTGCTAAAGATACGTCTGGGGATGAAGTAACTGCCAACAGCAGTGACTCCGGTAATGGAGGCTCTAGTGTAGTAGGGGCCTATCAAATAAGTACGGGTTTGGATGTTTTTGTATCGAGTACGGGATGGGGAGCAAGTACATGGGGCGATGGTACGTGGGGATCTACTAGCGCCTTAACGGATAAAAACCAGCTTCGTCTTTGGTCTTTAGATAATTTTGGTGAAGATTTGGTGGCCTGTCCTCGGGCTGGAGGGGTGTATTACTGGGATAACAGCGTCACTGTTAATGTTCGTGCAACAGCCCTTAAAGATTTAACAGGGTCTAATTTAGCCCCTACTTTAGGGTTACAAGTATTAGTCTCAGATATTGATCGGCATGTCATTGTATTAGGCGCAGATCCTATTGATACGTCGATTAATCAACGCAGTGATGTTCTTGATCCATTACTTATTGCATGGTCTGATCAAGAAAATATACTTGAGTGGGAACCTAAGTCCACAAATACTGCTGGCTCACTGCGATGTTCAGCAGGCTCTGAAATCATTGGAGGACTTCGCGCTCGTCAAGAAACGCTTATCTGGACGGACGCGGCGCTTTACAGTTTACAGTTTGTAGGAAGCCCTTATACTTTTGGACTAACCCTTATTAACGAGGGGGTTAGCTTGGTAGCACCCAATGCAGCCATCAACACACCTTCAGGGGTTTATTGGATGGATCGCAAGGGCTTTTATCGTTACACCGGCTCAGTAGAGCCTTTGCCATCCAGTGTACATAGCTATGTGTTTGACGACTTTAATGAAGGTCAGGTGTATCAATTTTTTGCTTTTCTTAATAAACAATTTGATGAAGTGGGATGGTTCTATTGTTCCAGTTCAACGGACGTAATTGATCGCTACGTCACGTATAACTATGTAGAAAACAATTGGGCAATAGGTCAGATAAGCCGTACCGCTTGGTTGGATGAAGGTATTGTGTCGTACCCGCGAGCCGCGGGGGTGTCCGGTAGTACTTACTATGTGTATAAGCAGGAATCCGGCAATGATGCCGATGGTTCTCCTATGGACAATGTATATCTGGAGTCAGGAGACTTTGATCTTGATGAAGGTGAAGAAGTTCAGTTCATTCGTCGCATGATTCCTGATGTAAAGTTCACGGGGGATGGTGGCTCAGATCAGGCGGTTAATGTGGTACTGAAGACCCGCAACTATCCCGCGGAGTCATTGACTACTGAGAGCACTGACGCCTTTACAGCTTCTACCACGGTGGTGGAGATGCGGGCTCGGGCTCGTCAAGCGGTGTTGCGATTTGAATCTGATGACGATGCGTCGAGTGAGGTGCGCTTAGGGGTTGGCTTCCGTATTGGCGCGACACGTCTTGATATTCAAGCTAATGGACGGCGCTGATGGCGCGTTTACTGGAGGGACGTTTACCTCTAGCCATGGGCCAAGAAGTCACGGGCGATGTCTATAACCGTACCGTACGTCTTTTAGAGCTCAATTTAGGGCGTTTTGACCCTAATTCCACCCCTTCTTTCATTGTATCCACGCGGGATGAGCTTAAATTCAATCCGGGCGATGTGATTTGGAATCTGGATGAAAGTGTCCTGCAGGTATGGCTTGGAGACTCCTGGGAAAATCTTTCGACTCCTGATACCGCAGGCGTGAGTGGCACCGGAACGGTGGGTTCACTACAAGTCACCACGAATGGGTCCATTGCGGTTGATATTCTATGAGATATTTTTCATTAGAGGAGTTTGATTGCCAACACACGGGCAACAATGAGATGGATGAGGGGTTTTTGAACCTTTTAGATGACTTACGAGAGGCGTGCGATTTCCCCTTCATCATTACCTCGGGTTATCGGGACTTAACGCACCCTATTGAGGCCCGCAAGGCTCGTCCTGGTGCTCATACCTACGGTAAGGCCGCTGACATACGTGCCCGCGGGGATAAAGCCCTGTTAATTGTGCAGAAAGCTCTTGAGCTTGGCTTTACAGGGATCGGTGTGTCACAAAAAGGAGCTCATGGAGTTCGATTTATTCATGTAGACAACATGACCACAGAAGAATATGCCGGGGGCAATCGTCCCTGGATTTGGAGCTACTGATGCCTTACGAATACCGTTGTACCCTGCGTCGAATTGTGGATGCTGACACTTTAGATTGTGACATTGACTTAGGCTTTGGTGTCATCTACGCCAAGCAGCGTATCCGCTTCGAAGGGATCGATACGCCAGAGAGTCGGACGCGAAACAAAGCAGAGAAGGTGTTGGGGTTGGCCGCGAAAGCTCGAACTAAAGAATTGATACCAAAGAAATTTGTCATGCAGACCATCAAAGATGACAAAGGTAAATTTGGACGAATCTTGGGCCGTCCCTTTACCGAGGACGGGCAGGATGTGTGTCAACTTCTGATTCAGGAGGGACACGCACGAGAGTACTATGGTGGGACGAAAGTCCCTTGGATAGAGGAAGAGTAATGGATTTTGATATTGTAGCGATTCTTATGTACGCCACAGCAGCCGTCACAGCGTGCTCGGCCATTGCGGCAGTGACTCCCACGCCAAAAGATGATCAAGCCGTAGCCTGGGCATACAAAATTATTGACATGATTGCCCTTAATTTTGGCAAGGCCAAAGATAAAGGTAACGATGCGGCAACGTAATGGGCTTAAAAATTTCGGCGGTACTGGGCTTATTGCTCATATTGTCGTTAGGAGCGTTCAAGCTCTATTACGATAAGAGTGAGGCCGAGAAAGAGGCCATGGCAACGCAGTTGCAGCAGGCAATGGACAATCAACAGCGCCTAGAGAATGCCATTGCAACCCAAAATAAACAGCTTGAACAGGCGCTAGCCGAGCAGCAAGCTTCTCAGCAACGTATCCAAACACTTACCACGGCTAATAACCAAGCCACGGAACAGGTTGAAGAATTACGCAGTAAATTTGCGCGGCATGACCTGGACATGCTCTCGTTACGTAAGCCCGGTCTGGTGGAAAAGATGGTGAACCGTGGTACTGCTAGGGTTTTTCAGGAGCTCAAAGATTTAACCGACCCGGATCAGTTTGATGAAGACAACGATATTACTGCTGATCCTACTTAGCGGCTGCTCCTTTATGGGAAGCTCCCGCTTCACGCCGCCGGAAGTCAGGCCGGTGGAGGTGGTGACCATAGAGAAACCTGCCCCCATGTATCACCCGCCGCTGCCGATGGCCGTGAGCGGAGTGCCCGTGGAGTGGAAGATCCTGACGCCAGACACCATGGAAGAGTACATCAAGGATTTAAAAGCGGGTGAAGCGCCTATGAATGCGTGGTACTCCCTGACCGCCAAGGGTTATGAAAATCTCAGTAACAACATGGCGCAAATTCAGCGCTATATTCAGCAGGTGTTGTCAATCATTGAGTATTATCATGAGAGTGACCGTTCTAAGGTAGATGATGAATGATTTTGTCACCATTATTAATGAAGTTGGGGTACCGGTAGCCGGTCTTCTTGGTCTTGGTTGGCTTCTCTGGCAGCTTCTCAGCAAAATCATGGGGACCATTGAGCAAAAGATTGATGCCATCGATGACAGCATTAATCTCAAGATGGACAACATGGAAAACCGGTTGATGACC